ACGCGTTCTTAGATAATAACAACATAGTCATTGAAGTCATAACAGGAATTGATGAAACTGAGTTAATAGAAGGCTTAGATACTGAGACTTGGTATGGCAATTTTAGAGGCCAAAAGTGCGTAAGAACTTCTTACAATGGCAAAATTCGATATAACTACGCTGGAATAGGTTATACCTACGATGCAGAAGCAGATGCTTTTATTGCTCCTCGACCTAAATGCGGTCATAAAGAGTTATTGTTAAACGATAAGTTTCAATGGAATTGTCAAGGCTGTGAATTAGAATTTAAGAAGTTATCCGATGAAGCCTAAATTATGCAAAGCAGGACAACAACTACGAGAGCAGTTCGATGACAACTTTAGCGATCGTGACCGTACCTCAGACGGCTGGATCGGTGATAGTCGGCACTCAGCTCGTAAGTCTGACCATAATCCAGATGGCCAAGGTTGGGTACGTGCCATTGACATTGACCGCGATTTATCCGGCAAGGCTAAGCCCGACCTCATGCCCGATGTGGCAGATCAACTTCGCATCTTGGCAAAGCGTGATAAACGCATCTCGTACATCATCTTTGCAGGCAAGATTGCCAGTTCTAAATCGCTATGGCGTTGGAGAACTTATACGGGAATTAACAAGCACGATCATCATTGCCATATATCTTTCAATAGCAAAGGCGATCAAGACGGTTCGTTCTTTCAAATCCCACTACTAGGAGCAACTAAATGAATATGAAGCACCCAGCAATAATCTCTATCGGCGCATTCTTAGCTGTATGGGGCACTACTTCTAACTTCTCTCTTGATTATCGCGCCATCCTTGGCTCGATCGTTGCCGGTATATTCGGGTATGCCACTCCTAAAAAATGACGACACAGGATTACTTAAATCTATATATTGCCACTCTTGCGATAGTCGGTGGCTTGGCTGGCTATGTGATCACTCACTTGCTATCGGAGATCAAGCGACTTAATGCGCGTGTCGATGAGATCTATAACATACTTCTAGACCGATAATTTTCCTATGGCACGCAAAAGAGTTATAGACCTTGAGGACTACTCAATGTTGGAAACTTACTGCATAGGGTTAAACGAGTACTGGAAAAGCCTAAAGAAGGCTGGCTTTGCAGATGACATTGCATTATGTCTGCTGCTAGAGCCTATGACTTATCCTGCAACGATCTTGCCAACTCCTAACTGGCTGCCTAACCTTCCCGACCGCATCCCCTATGACGATGACGATGAGGACTAACAATGAAAAGAACTGTAATCGTTCCCGATCTACAAGTTCCCTATCATGATGAAGTAGCAGTAAGAAATGTTGCATCTTTTATTAAGGCATACCGCCCAGATAGCGTCATTACTTTGGGAGATGAAATCGATCTCCCACAGATCAGCCGATGGACAGAAGGAATGCCAGGTTGGTTCGAGCAAACACTCGGAGATGATCGAGACCAAGCAGTAGAAGTTCTATGGTCTTTGGTTGAGCATTCTAAAGAAGCTCACATGATCAGAAGCAATCACACAGATCGTTTATACAATGTGATTATTAAGAAAATACCGGCATTCTTAGCGCTGCCAGAGCTGCGGTTTGAGAAGTTCCTCAAACTTGATGAATTAGGTATCATCTATCATAAAAAGCCTTATGCCTTCCAAAAGGGCTGGGTGGCAGTTCACGGAGACGAGCAGGGCATTAACCCTAACGCAGGCCTTACAGCCCTCTCAGCAGCCCGTAGGCACGGTTTAAGCGTTATATGTGGACACACACACAGAGCAGGGCAGTCAGCCTTTACAGAGGCATCTGGGGGCAAAATAGGGCGTATCCTGCGTGGCGTAGAAGGTGGGCATCTTATGGATGTGCGCAAGGCTGGCTATACAAAGGGAACTATGAACTGGCAGCAAGCATTCGTGCTAGTTGAGGACACGCAGGTAACACTTATCAACCTTGAAAAGGATGGCACTTTCGTAGTCAATGGGCGTAGGTATGGACGATCTAGATAACGATATTCGTCGGACGATCGATGATGCAGTTGATGATGCAGAATTGTTACCGTTTCGTTATACAGGGCAACGCGGTTCTGTCTGATATTCGTGCAACACTTATGCCAAGAAGCTGCGAAGGGCGCAGCAGAAGGGCAGTAAATGTCAACACTACAACTAATTATCCTGGCATCTTGGTTCGGGATGTTCTTTATGGGGTACAAAATAGGTCACAGAGATGGTTACATCACAGGCCGCAGAGCAGTACGCAAACACTATGAGCAGCTTGATCAGGTCAGAGTATGAAGCATGCTGAGATTTTACAGAGTGCGACAGATCTATATCAGGAGCGAGGACTGCATTACGGTCATCCATCTGACAATATGGCAAGAGCAGCAAGGCTTATCAGCGCCTACTTGGAAATGCCGGTTGAAGATTACCAAGTGGCAGTTATCCTCACACTCGTTAAAGTTGCTAGAACCATCGAGGACAGTCAGAAGATCGACAGTTGGATCGACGGAGCTAGTTACCTTGCCATCGCTGGTCAACTAGCAACTGAAGGGAATGAACTTTATGTTTAATCTTGAAGATTATGAGACAGTTGAGGAACGCCTAGTTAAGTTCTGGAAGGATCATCCTGATGGCAGAATATCTACTACGATTATTGAGCACACCCTTCAGCGCTTTATTGTTCAAGCTGCTATCTATCGAACTGAAGTGGATGCACAGGCTTGGACAACTGGCTTTGCAGAGGAAACCGTATCAACGCGAGGAGTTAATTCTACTTCGGCGCTTGAGAACTGCGAAACGAGTGCGATCGGTCGTGCATTGGCTAACGCAGGTTATGTTACGAAAGGCAAACGCCCTAGCCGCGAAGAAATGGCAAAAGTCAAAGCAGCAGAGCCTAAAGGATTTACAGAGAAGTTAAACGATAAGATCATTATGCCGGTTGAGGATGATGCTTGGACTGTCAAGGCTGTTGCTCCAGTAGCTAGTGCCGCTGATGCAGTTGCATTGGTTCAGGATGTATTAGGTGGCACGACAATAGATAAAGACATTCCTCGATGTCGCAACTGCCACGATCACAAGCCTATGCAATGGAAAACTGGCGTAAGCGCTAAAGGGAAGGCGTGGGGTAAGTTTGATTGCTATGTATGCCGAGATGTTATTTGGTACAACATTACAAAGGATGGCACTTGGAAAGCGCAAGAGGAGCGATCATGAGCGGCTTACAGTTTATGAACCAAGACGGTGAATGGGAGAAGTTTCCAACCGATGATGTTTTATATGAGAAGGCTCGCCAGCGAGAAGCGCTCAATGCGCTGCAAGTTAGGATAATCTGTCACTTATGCAACGAGCCATGCCCGTCAGACGAGTTAGCCTTTTGGATAGAGGGTCAATCACTAACTTGGTCTTGCAAGAAATGTCACGCAGTCAATGAGTCAAAGCCGTAAGCATCGAGGCTTTCGTACTGAACGCGTGGTAGCAGATTACTTACGGCGCTGGTGGGAAGGTGCTGTAGTAGGTCGAGGCTCTGGGCGTGACATTCTCAATGTCCCGTTCGACTGCGAGGTAAAAGCGCGCACAGGACTCGATGTAGTAGGAACACTCCGCCAGATCGAAGCCAGGACAGATGAGAGCGGCCTATTGGGGTTCGCTTGCTTTCGTCTCAATGGTCAAGGTGAGAAGCCTGAGGAATATGTGGCAATGCTACGCCTTGGCGATCTGGTGGAGTTACTACGAGCTGCTGGATACGAAAAGCGCACGGATGTAGTTCAAGAGTCGCAAATCCGCCGGTGCAGTCAATGTGGAGAATGGACAATAAATGATCCCTGTAATTGGTGTGAGGCTCAGTAATGCCAATTTATGAGTTCGAATGCACTAACGATCTATGCGAATCTAATCTTCGCTATGACAAGGAGTTAAAGATAAATGAACCACACGATGTTGAATGCGGCTTCTGTCACGAACCGATGCGCAAGATTTACAGCTCTTTCGGGATCAGTTTCAAAGGTACTGGGTTCTATT